GCTGTCCAATATGTATCAATAACGCTCTGTGTTGAAAAAACACCAATTGATTTGTCAGGATATAATGATGAGGTGCTAGGAACAAATATTTCTGTTTCATCTAATTCAATATCAATAATAGGTTCCCATATTCCAATCGTACCATTGTTATTCATATACATTTTAATACGAGATACATCCCCTGTTGCTGGTTCTAAATCCTTTATTTCAACTAATGCATATGATTCTGAATTTTGTGTTTGTGTATATGTTGGTGTCGATTCATATGATAATGTATATGAAGATGCATCAAATGAATTAAATGTATGTGATGATATACTTTGGTTGCTATACACCGTATATTCAGAATCTAACACTGCTAATGTTGGTGTTAATATCTTTTTGATAGTTGATGTATATGTAGTAGAGATTGGAGTATATGCAGGTTGTGGGAATGCATTATTAGGAGTATTAACTGTTACGGTACCAGTTTTCATATCCGGAGTAAATGCACCATCAATCAACTCAATTACAGGCTGACCATTTAATGATGTATATTTAATATTACCAGTAGAATATGTTGGAAATTGTCCTAATGCATATGTTCTATCTAAATGTGGCGCTACTTGTTCTCGCAAAGAAACTGTAGGCAATGTTTCAAAAATAATTTCTGATTCATTTGATATAGTAGGATTAACTGCAACTGTTCTTTGCCATTTGACATTAGGTCTTCCTCTCCATTCGGTAGGAACTATTTGATTGTTTATTGTAACAGCTTCTGCTAAAATTGTTATTACACATTCACCTGGCGATGAATCTTCATATATATAAATTGCAATTACACGCGATTTATCTTCATCTATATAATCTACAATTTCATGATAAATTGGATCGCCGTTATAATCTAATATTTCTAAATTTAAATAGCCACCCACTTTTAGATTGGTAGGGTGGCCTTTTAATTTAAATAAGTTTTTTCCTGAAGTTAATCTGTTTGGAAATTCAGTAATTTGAAAGTAATCTGGAGATGTTAATGATAAATCGGTATAGTATACATCAACAAACTCTAATCCTTTATATACTGCTGTTTTTCTTTTCATTAACCGATATTTCTTTTTTATATAAATATCAAGTATGGCAAATCTGGCTAAATTTATTAATTTTATTTACTTCAATTAAATTGTCAACCATATCTCTCATCGTGTCAACATGTGATATAATAATACAAAAATCAAATTTTGTTCTAAAATATTCAAACAAGTTTACAACAGATGAAATGTGTTCCGCATCTAAACTTCCCCAACCTTCATCGATTGCAATAAAGTTAGGACGAGGTAATGCTGATACATTTATTAATGCAATACGTATTGCTAATGATGACATAAATCTTTCCATACCAGAAGTTAATTCTAATGGCCAATAGTTATCTTCATCATAAATAATATATCCATTAATATTCTTACCATCACTTTGAAGAACCATGTTAAAATCAACAACTTGATTTAATACATTGTTAATTTCAGTTTCAATTTTAGGCATCGCCTTAGAAATTAATTCATATGGAACACCATCTCGTTTCACTGATTCTAAATAATATTCATATGCTTTATACTCAATTTCTAATTTTTTATATTTTTCTAATTGAGAAATCGCAGTTGATTTATTTGTTTTAGCAACTTCAATTGAACCATGTTTACCTCGAATTGTTTCTGTAATGTCTTTTATTAAAACTGCAATTTCTTCTATTGTAGATTTATGAGTTTCAATTTTAGAATCAATTACTTCGTTGTGTGTAATTGCTGATTCATTGGATTTAAACAATTCCTGACGTTCTAATGTTGTTTCTAATTCAGACTCACGTGTTTGTAATTCATTTTCAATAATTTGCAATTGCAATTCTTGTTTTTCAATTTCTGCACGTTTCGATTGATGTTGCTGTTTATATGTAATTAACTCAGAATATTTAGTTGCAGATGATTGTAATTGTTTTGATTTATCTAATAAGTCTGAAACTTGTTCTTGCAAATTATTTAATATTTGTTTATCTGAATCAATCGTGTTTTGGGCTTCAATTGCATTTTGCACGAATACGTTAGATGTACAGAATTGACAGTTCGGATCATATTCATGTTCGGACAAATGATTAATTTTTTCTTGTTTTGCATTGACAATTCCTTGTTGCTGTTTTACTTTAAGTTGTAACGCAGTAGTTTCTGTTTCATATTTTTCTAATTGATCAACATCACTTTTTAAATTAGTTTCATTGTATCTTCTTATGTTTTTCTTAGTAACTAAGTATTCAGATGTTAAAGTATCCAATGTTGTTTCTGCAGAATCAATATTTGTTTGTAATTCTGATATCTTTTTTGTTAATACAGATTCTGTTTTTTCTAATACTTTAATATCCGGACCATTATAAGTAGTTGGTTGTTTTGTTTCAATTAAAGATAAAATTTCATTTTGCAATGTATTTCTTTTATCTTGTAACTCATCTTCTTCAACTTCTAATTCATTAATTGTTTGTTGATTGTCAGTTATAACCGTATCAGCATTATTAATGATAATATCAAAATCCGTTTTCTTATATTCTTTTAATTTACCAGCAGTTTCTTTTATTTCTTCGTTTGCTAATTGAAATAATTGTTCGAATACTGTGATATCTAAAAATTGTGATAAAAGATCTTTTCGTTCACGTTGAGATTTTTCTATAAAGTTATTATTATCTGCTTGCAATGAAAATGCAGTTAAAATAAAATCATCATAAGTACCTAAATACTTTCTGATATTTTTATTTGTTTCACTACGCTCTTCACCATTTAAATTTTCTGAATCAGTAAAGAAATCTACATTAACTTTAACGTGACCACTTTTTTGTTTAACGCCTTCGCGAACAATTGTATAAATAATTCCATTTAATTCAAAACGAAATGTTCCTTTGAAACTATTCTTTTTATTATTTAATACTTCATGTGCTTTACCTGTTTTGCTGCATTTATCAAAAATAGTATAAGTAATTGCATCTAGCAACGATGATTTACCCGAAGTGTTTGCTGCAAATAAACCACATACATCTTGCAAGTTTTCAAAATTAACTATATTGCCTTCCCCATATGAAAACATGTTCTCAAATTCAAATGTTACCGGGTGCCATGTCATATGACGAACTGATTCAACTGCAGGTAATTTAGAATTAATCGTACGGTTAATATGTCTAATTGCATCTATTTCTTCAGCAGTAGCCTGTGGTTGATTGATTTGAATATAATCTGTAATTAATGTGTTTTGATATTCGACATCACGAACATTTCCAATGCTGAATGATGAAGATGTATTGGTATCAATTGAATTGCTATTTCTTTGTATTGTAATGTCTTGTACATTGTATTTTTTACGAATAGTCGCAATTAACTTTTTCATATCCGCTGCACTAGTACCATTAAACTTAATACGTATACGTGGTTTATTAGGCATTCTATGTGGGGCATTAACAATGTTAATACCATCAGTTTCAATTGTTACATAACCGTAATCATTCTCAATTTGTACGAACTCTGCAGATCTGGTTTCAATATCCCAAACCAATATTCCGTGATCCAATGCTTCACCGTGATTTTGTTGAATCAATGAACCTGGATAAGCAATTGTTTTTTCGTCATTCAAAAATTGAGCAGGTTTATGAATATCTCCTAACAAAGTAATATCATGTCCTTTAAATATTTCCGTAGTTACATGTTCATTTGAAATTTGATATCCGATATCTGTTTTTGCAGTATTAACAGCGCCATGATGTAAAGCAATTTTATATGGAGCATCAAAATCTACAGCATTAATATATTCTGTCGGTGCAACATCGACTGCCATATGATTCCATACAATACCACCTATTTCAAACAACCCATTATCTTTAATAAAAATAATATTAGGATTACTAATAACACTGATAATCGGACTAATTGCGTCAATTCGGTGCATATTATTTAAATTCATGTCATGGTTACCTAATATCACAATAGTTGGAATATCAAATCCATTAAAGAATTCTACTAACACTTGTATTAACTCAGGCGACATTTCTAATTTACTATGAACAATATCACCAGTAATTACAGCAACACTATTAGGTGTACTTGTTCTAGCAATATAATTTTGTAAATTATCAAATACTTCTCGGTATTCACCATGTCTTTTTAGTGTACGAATATGTATATCACTAACGTGGTAAAGTTTATCAATTTTATCGATTCCTATATCGATAGTTGTTATAGCCATAACATTCCCATTTTTAATTCCATTAATTTTTCAAATGTTAACACATCTGTATCTGCTAATATTTCTGTTATTTTATTGAATCCTAATTCTGATGCATCGCTGCTTTTTAAATTTACGAAATATACATTTAAACCTTCTGACATAAATCGTTCAGCAATTTGTATTGCATTTTTTAATGCATCCGGATCTAAACACAAATATATGTTTTTAACTCGTTCTTCGATTATTTTTTTTTGTAATGCAGGTTGAATAATTTTACCAAATAAAGGTATCGCATTTCTTTTAACAGCAATTGCATCAAATGAACCTTCACATAAAATAATTGGTTCTGCCCAATTTATAAACAATTCGAATCCGATAATATCTTTTGAAACTTTTGGATTCTTATGTTTTTGTGTATCTGCAGAATAATATGCACGTGATACAAAATAATTTAGTTGACCTTCTGCATCATAACTAGGTATAATTATTTTACCAGTATACTCACCTGTTTCACAATAACCAATTCTATATTTTAAAATATCAAAAATAGTTAAACCACGTTGTTTTAAATAATGCATTGCATTTCTATAATCAGGTGTTTTCTTTTCAATCCAAAGTGGTCTATAATCATTTGGTAATTGTAATACAACTTGTTTCTCAGTTACAGTAGTATTAACACGATATTTTGTTGATTCGATAATTCGACTTAATTGTTCGAATTTTTCTTTTGATAAATTTAATTGCTTAAATAAAGATGATATTGATCTTCCTTTTTTATCAGATATCCAACAGTGCCATGGATTTTCTCCATTGTGATTTGTTTCAATATCAATTTCTAATTTTGGTTTATAGTGAGAAACAAATGGAGAGAAGAATGCAATATTATTACCAGATGTAGATTTACCTTTACCTAAAACAGATTCTAGCAATTGTAATAATTTTATATTCTTCATATTAATATTATATGAAAATTACAGTAATATTCCAATTAATATTATTAATATTTATTATATATTATTATTAATTATATTAGTCAGACACATACATTTCATTTCTGGTCTAACGATCAATTCATAAATGAATTAATCTATTAATAAAATAAATTTCATTAATACTGAATGTATATGAAAAATAATTCACAAATCCAACCTTTTAGAAGAATTTGTTTACTTTTATTATATCTTTTTCATTTTTAACACATTCCGCGAACCATTCTGCTGGTATATCCTTCTTTGCAATAAATTCAATTCCCAGTTTTCTTGCGTAATCTTCATATGTAGTTTTTGATGCTTTTGATATTTTTTGAGATGGATTTTGAAATACCATTCTTAAATCAATTCCAGGATTTGAAGCTAAAACATGTTTTGTTTTTAAACGATCAACACCAGTCCAACGACCTTTTGTTTCAATGTACATCGTTTCGCCGTTCTTTTTTGTTAAAATAAAATCAGGAGTATATTTTGCATGTCGCTCTGGTACTATATATTTTAGTGTTTCTGTTTCATATTTCAAAGGAAATTCTAAACTTTTTATCTGCTCCGCAACAGTATGTTCTAATCCCGATTTATAACCGTATTTTAATGCATTCGCTCTTTTACCCGTAGAACTATGCCAATGATTTTTTGCCATAATTAAGATTTTGGATTATTATAATTAATCGTAAATGATCGTTGATCATTCGTGGTATTGGTAGGTACAATGACTACTCGTAATGAGTTTAACGGTATCTGGCCAGTATATGGTTCCATGTCATCAAATGTTATAGTTCCGTTATCTATATAACCATTTTTAAATGTTCCTTCAAACTTACCTAATTTGTTATCGGATAATCTATAAATATCCATAGATCCACTTGTAGGTAAAAATTTAGTATTACCTTCTCCTGTTTGTATTAGAGTACCAGTACCAATGAAATTTAAAAATCCAGATGCATACTCACCATCAATAAATGTTTCCGTTCTTGATATTTCCCCGGGAGCCATCATACCGAATCTTACTCGATCGTCTTCCGGTGTATAATTTTTATCTAATCCTTTTAAATCCGGAAATATCTTTTTATCATTTATAGTAATTGTATTATTTTTTAAATTATACTCAGAACCTATATTTGGTATTTTTAATTTACCACCAATTTCTGGAGATTTCATATATTGTTTAATCGATTGTATCATTCGATCTAATGTTTCTATATCATATAGTGGTATATTTCCTATTTTATAAGTTGGTCCTATATCCTCTACTGAACCATATACTGTATCGTTTAATCCTAACAATTGATCAATTTGATTTGCAATTTTATAAAGTATTTCTAAATTGCAAATCCATACATTATATTTTTGTCGTTTAGGTAGTATTGCAGTATTTTTTCCCATTACATACATATATTTCGTGCCATATGGTGTAATACTAGATAGAGTATTTGCAAATTCACTATTCGAACCATAATTTTTGTTAATAGCAATTGCACCATATATTTCGTCTGTTATACGTTCATTTTTTTCTGTAGTTCGTGCTACAATTTCAAATGTTGTTCGTTTATTACCAATTTCAACTGCACCATTTTTCCAACCAGCAAATACAGCATCATCGCTACCTGGGCGTACCTTTATCATACGAAATTCTTCGAATAACATTTTTCGAATCATTGTTTCTAATATAATATTTTTATTCATATTTATAAATATCTTGTTAAATAAATTACCAATCGATTAATACTAAATTACCATTCCACAACATTACATTATCAGTACTAAAATCCAAATCTAAATCCAAATCCTCAATACCAGTTCGTTGTATATCTTGTTGTAATGCTCGTAAAAAATTAACTAATACTTCATTCGTATTACGAGCACCGTCTGCATCTAAAAAATCAAATATACTAACTTCACCACCTTCATTATAAGCAAATTGTTTATAGCTTTTAATAAATGAATCTAAGTCACGTTGTAATTCTGCAGATAATGGATTTGCTTTTGATGTAATATACATATTTTTATTATCTACATAATGTATAGGAACGAATGTTGAAAATTGAGAATATCTACCTACAATTACTTCTGCAACTTCATATTCCGATGTTTCATCTGTAATTTTAAAAAGTTTATCTTCGCCTTCAATTTCATACACGCGACCATTATCACCTTGGCCGAACAATCTAAATTGTTTATTTTTTATTTTTTGCAATAATCTATTAACATCGGGCTCTGCTAATTCACGCAATATATTTTTTAATTTAATCATTGTATATTCTTATCTAAATCAATTCGTATTAAAAAGTTCATATCAACATCATTTCTCTTTTTAATTGGTTGTGCTACTTTACCAATTGCTAATAACTGACCAGAATCATCATACAATCCAATTGTAGTTATATATGGCGAAAATGCACTACTGGAAACAAATGATTGATATGTTGTATCATTATCCATAGTTAATGAATTATTCAATGACATATTAAAATCACCAGCATCTAATTTTGTTAATATACTTAATTCATTAATTGTTTTTGTACTTTTATAACTAGCAGTATATTGTGAAGATAAAATGTTATTGAATCTATAATCTGGAGATGATATAACTGCTAACCCTTGTTTAGAAAATATATTACCAACTACATTTGTTTGAAGCATTGTACCACCTTCTGTTCTATCTGCCAAATATCCAATCTCAGTGTTAGTTAATGCTTTATTA